CTTTTGCAAAGCAACGTCGTAGTTTAACGCTTTATAGGCTACTTCTAACAATTTCGGATTACTAATGACATCCATCCCTAGTGCACCTATTTGTTGGAATAAACCATCAACTTGGTTAGCAGGGATTTTGTACTTTTGTACTAATCGGTCTGCTTCGTAATTGAAGGTTTCTTGTGAATATCTTTGCTTTATTGTTTGAACTTCTTGTTCCAGCTGCTGCATCCGTTTGTATTGTTCAATCGGAACACCTTGTTTTTCTGCTTCTTTCTTTACACGGTCATTTTTGAACTTTTCAACAAGTTCTTCTTTGGTTAAGCCGTATTGTGAAGCTAAGTCAGCTAAGAATTTATCAGATTGTTCTAACTTTTCTTTTTCTTCACGAAGTTTTTTAAACGCTTCGTTTCGCTTGTGAACGTCGGGGTCATTAATCGGTTCACTTGATGTTTCTTCTGCTTCTACCGTTGGTTCTTCAGCGGGTTGTGTTTCTGCAGGGAGTTCCTCGGTTTGTTCGGGCGTCTCAACCTGTTCTTCCGTAGTAGGCGGTGTAGCTTGTGCTACAGGCTCTTTCGGTTCTTGTTTTTCCTGTGTCTCAGGAACTGCTGTTGCTTCTGGCTTGGCTTCTTGAGTAAACTCTTTATCAAAGCTACTTAAGAATGAACTAACATCAAACTGCTCTCTATCATTTGCCATAGGTGGCTCCTTCCCTCTCCGTCTTGAGGATAATCTGTAAGCGACGACTTTACAGTAGAAATTAATATTGTGTATACACTACTTTATGGGGTTTGGACGCCCCACAATATCTATCTAAAGTGTTATACGCTAAAAACTACTAAATTACTACTAAATGTTGCAAGTTTCGCCTTCACACTTGGGTGTTAGCTCTTTATAATCAAATTCTTTGTAACATTTTGTGCATTTTAGCATATGTCTTGGTTTTTGTTCAACACCGATGATAATATCAATAAAATCTTTACTTTTGCAGATAGGACATTCAATCTTTACTTCCATTACATCATACCTCCGCCGCCTTGCGGCTCACCGCCAGGAACGCCTTGTTGGCGTTTCTGGACGTCGCCTAATCCTTGTTTTTGTGGATTGAGGGCTTGGAATACAATTTGCGTAATCACCTGCATTGGGTCAAGCTCTTTTTGTTGTTCCATTTGCATTTCCGGACTCATTGGAGTTCCAGGTTCCATACCACCACCTTCCATCGGTTGAGGCATTGCTTGGGCTTGAGCTTGCTCCATTTGCATTTGCTGAATTTGGATTTGTTCCATCGCTTGCATAATAGTTTGAGCAATCATCTGAGCATTTTCCATTGACTTTTGTTGTCTTTCTTGCTCGATACGGGCAAGGATGACATCTCGGTTCGCTGGGTTAAACGCTTTAATCATATCTTCAGGGGTAACAATGGAGATATCAGGCGAGTATTGGAGTTGCCATTCGGCAAGCATCCGCATCTTTTCTTGGTTGCTTTGTTCGGTGTGTTTCAGCTTCTGTGTAATATCAATGCTGAAGTCCCAAGCAATTTCTTTAAAGAACTCTGCGGTAAATGGGATATATTCATATTCCACATCACCGTTTGGGTCTTCTGCTTTCATCCGCATTAAGCGGTCGTCGGTGTAGTACTCAATCGCTAAAGTGATAACCATATAACTTAGCTTTTCAAGGAATTTCTCAAACGCCACATATTCACTTTGGTTTCCCACAAGCGAGCGTTCAATTAAGCTTTGAACACCACCAGAAGTTTGTAGAGAACCTGCACCTTGACCAGTAGCGATGTCCGTTAATCCTGTAAACTCTTGAATGTCTCGTTTTAAGAACTCGATATAACTCATTAAAGCCATTGGGATTTCAGAAACTTCAACGTTTTTAATAACGTTTTGTAGGTCTGGGTGTTTAGATAAGTATACTAACCCGTAGGCGTTACCGTATTTAGAGACGATACGTGGGTCAATACCTGCACCTTCATAAACAATCTTTTGTGGGTTTTGGTAGAGAGTAGCAATCGTTCCGATAATGGACTGAACCTTGTTAATCATCTTCACGTTTGGTAAGATGAGTTGGCAGTCACTGATTCCCCAGAAGTCTTGTCTTGCGTTGTGTTGACGTAAGATAACAAATGGGAAGACGTTAGGTTTAATACCCTTAACTTCTTTTAAGACAATACCATCAGCAACATAAGTGACATTAATAGAAAATCCGCCATCTTCATTAGCTTCTTTTTCATAGAAAGTGATTAAGTCAACCACATCTTCTTGATAGCTGGAGTAGTCTCGGGCATAGATTTCACCACGAGTAGCTTGGTCTTCGCTAGCATACTGATTGTTCTTGCGGTTTTCAACAAACTTATTTCTTGCTTCTTTACTAATACTTGCGTCTGCTTTAATGTGGTCTACGGTCGTACGTGTGTAGGTACCGCAGTATAACGCTTCTTCTAATTCAAAAGCTGATGGGTCTATGAAGAAAGTACTAGGTTCGATTGGGGTAATCATAATCTCACCTTGGAAAAGGTGGTTACGAGTTCCGCCAATATAGTTTTCATCCCAACCCACATAAAGAATACCCGTCCCTAATAGACGAGAGGTTTGGACAACATCAACAATCTTGAAACGAACATTAAGCTTTTCCCATAGTTGTTCGTAAGACTTTTGAAGTAAAAAAATGTTATCGGCTTGCTCAGGAGCTAATGGTTTTAGCTCTCCTAAATAGTCGTCGATAATCAATTCACCCGTCTTTAGCTTCTTGACGTGGTTGATATAGTTACTAGACGGTTTTGGTATCCAAGAAGGCATAGTACCCTTGTCGTTCCATTGGTCTCCTCTATCAAAGGAGTCAAGTTCTTTCCAAGTAATATCTTTGCGTTGACGTCTGAAGTCAATCGCATCTTTAGCCTTTTGCCAAATCTTTGTAGCTTTTTGTTCGTATTTCATATTACTTTAAATCCTTGGGTATCCCGTAGTCTTTGTTAATGTCCGCTGGGAACAAATCTGACTTTTGATACTCCACCTTTTCTTTAGCAAAACTTGCAATGAGCTCATTAAGCTCCTTGAGTTTCTTGTCGTAGTCTTCCTTTTTAGAAAGCTTAACTTCTATTTTAAAGATGCCTGATAAGATAAATCCGGCAATAAAAGTAGCAATTCCTATTACAATAAAATCCATTTGATACCTCCTAAAAATTGGTATACCATCCCGTGACGGGTTGTGGGTCTTCTTCTTGCAACGCTTTTGGAAATTTGAAGTCTTGTCTTAACGATGCCTTTGTATTAAAGTACACCTCGTTAACTAAGTCTTCTGGGTTATCTGGCAGCTCTTGGATAATGTATCGCAGAGCGTCCATTGCGTGGTTGTTTGAGTCAATCGGCTTTTCGCCTCTATTCTTCTCAAGGTCTAACCCACCACTACTATATTTATATTCTCTTCCTTCCTTAATTATATTGAAACAATTTGACATTATTTTCAATTTGTCAAGGGCGAAGTAGGTAAATACCTTCATAATCCCAGAATCTAAGTTGTTAACTGCTTCCTTAAACCACAAACCATACTCGGAATAGTGCCCAAAGTAGCTCTTTCCATTGGTTCCCCTCCGGTTCTTTCCACTTGGGTCAGCTACAATCTGTCCGTTTATCATCCCCGCAGGAACTTTATCAACCATCGCCCGCATCTTAGTAGCGTGATGGTTAACCGGCTTTTCGGCTTCGTAATGCTCGTCGTAGATATAAGCAATGCCTTTATCCGGGTCTATTGCAAGTGCTATCATCACCGTTGGGTCTCTTAACCCGAAGTCAACCCCGAACATCCGCTTCCAGTTGGCAGGGATACTAAATGGGTCAACAATGTTTTCTAAAAAGGTAGGATAGACAAGCCCTTCACTATACTCAAAGCTACCGTAGATATAACGCTTTACCCACCAGTCCGGCTTTCCTCGCCCGATACGGGTTTGGAAGTCTGGGTCTAGATACTTATTTTGGAAAGAGCTATGCAAATGGCAACTAAGATAAGGGTTGTACAATGGGTCTCGAGGATAGCGTGTCGTAGAATAAACTTTATCTGACTTATATAAAACTTCCGTACGTATCCAACCGCTATCAGGGTTAGAACACAGAACGCCTAACAGTCTAGACTTCTTGACCTTCCGGTCTTCTGTATACTCGATTGCCGCATCGTTTCTTAAACGTGCAGATAATTCAACAAACACCTCGTATTTACTATTACTCGCTTCTTCCAAATAAAAAGCAGTTAGGTTAAGCGAACGAATTTTATCGGCGTCGTTACTTGGTAGTAACATAATCTCGTGCCCGTTCTTC